CCTCTTTTCTGCGAAACACACCCCCCCCCACATTGTCAATCTCAAAAATTCCGCGAAACAACAAAAAGACCCCTACAAAGGGTCTGTGTTCTGTGCTATACTTGCCTTACAAGCCTTGAAAGGGAGGAATCTGCAATGAATCAAAAGAATGACAAGAATAAAGAAAGACGCGAAAAGAACGAAAAGATTGCCGCTTCAATATGGGGCATCATTATCGGTGCCGCTCTTTTGGTTTTTGGTGTGTATCTTATGGCACATGGTATTTCAAGCGTTATATAAAATTTTAGCCAAAGAAAGGAAAAATCAAAAATGAGAAAGAGAATCATTGCGGCAGCTCTGGCAGCGGCTATGATGCTTGCTATGCCTATTAGCGCAATGGCAACTGCAAAGCCTGATGAATGGTCTGGCCTTATTGAACTTGAGCAGACCAATGCAACGCAGTATGAACCGTTGGGCATTAAGAATCATGGGTCTTATGCGTGGCGTGACGGTAGCACGATTTATATTTCTTATGCTCTTGAAATCGAGAATACCAACAAAAATCTTGCGGCCTGGTTTCCACATATTGAAATTGCAGTCGTTGCAGAGGATGGCTCCGTAATTAAAACAGACGATGAATATTTGGACTGGGTTGCGGAAAATGATTCTTATTGGTATGCTGGATACTTTACATACGAGTATGACGGTACTATCCCTGCCGGTATCGAAATGTCTGTTTCAGCACAGGACTATAATTATCAGCCGAGTGCAGGAAAAGAAGTTTTAAGAGCAGGTGAATTGGCTGTTACCAATACTTCAAAGCGTGGTAGTAGCTATGAGACAAGATTCACCGGAAAAGTGACAAACAACAGCGCATACAAGACAAACGCAAAGGTCATCGTTCTGTATAAGATGAAAGACGAGAGCGGAGAAGAAGTTCCCGTGTGCGGAGATATTGATTATGTCTTAGACATCCAACCGGGCGAGACAAAGAACTTTGAGATTCATCCCTATTCTGGACTTTCCAATTATTCTTCGTGGGAAATCGTAGCAATTCAAATGTAACACAAAAAGCCAGCGGCTAGATGTTCTCTAACCACTGGCTTTTCTATTGGACTATTTTACGGAGAACAAAAATGTTCACCGTGTGAGTTTTTCGGATTTTTCAGAAAAACATCAATTATCCGTTTCTACGGATGCTTGCATAGAGCAGACGGAACGTCTCACGACCTTTCGGCGTTACTCTGGTTTGTACGCCACCGTGTTTGTTCTTCTGGTTGCAGTATTCCTTGACCGCAAAGAGACCGTCACCCTTGCCCGCTTTTGGCAGGATGCCCTTGCTCTTGTCACGGTAGATGTAACCGTCAGAAATAAGCATCTTGATGAACAGGCGTTCAGGGATACGCAGTTCCTTTGCGGTCGAGCGGAAATTGGTAGACACGTTCCACGCCACGAGGTCGTCGAAGTAGTCTGCCTTAGGCTGCATCTCCTCGTTCTTCTCACAGAGCTGCTTGTTCTGCATCTGTAATGCTGCGCTCTTTTCCTTTTCGGCCTTCATGTTCTGAATCAGCCCGATCACGAAGTCCGGGTTGGCAATAGCCGTCTCCAACAGGTTGTCGGTCATGTACATCCCATGCTTGCGGATGGACGGCAAGACCTCGTGAGTGACCCAATGCTTGAACCGCTGTGCGCTTTCCAGCTTGCTGCTGAAAATCAAACTGTACAAGCCGGATTCGTTAATAATGATAATAGGCTGCTTACCACCGGGGGTGTCCATTTCGTTCACCCCTCTGTCCTGTTCATCAACGTGGTCACGGATGGCTTTCTGCGGGTTATTGTAGCCTAAAGCCACCGCAATGTCCTTGCCAACAAACCAAGGGTCATCGTCAATGAGCATGACGCGGATTTCGCCAAACTCGGCGTTGTTGAAGATTTTGATGTTCTCAGACAAAGAAAGTTGCATTAAAAGCTCCTTTTCACTTGTGAGAGAAGCGATTTTCTGCTATAATAACGGCGAGAGAATGCTTCTCTCAGGGTTTACATGATACGTTCGCTTCTGTCGCCAAACTTTAGCGAGCGTATCATTTTTCGTTTTCATTGGTCTCCGGGATTGGATGCACTTCAAAGAATGTGTCACGGATGGCTGCTGCCTGTGCGACCTTGTGTTCGGTGCAATAGGCTTTCAGCCACTGGAATTGCCGTTCGGTCAGTGCAACAGTGAACGTGTGATTGTGCCGTTCGAGATAAGGACTGTACATAAACTCACCTCCCTTCATGTGGGTGCAACCAGTATATGCAATATGTTGTGGTTTGTCAATTACGCAAACGCTTAATGTAGTACTGGTATCTGTACAAAATCTAAAAGTTTGTAGACTTGCACAAAACTCAGCCTTTATTTTTGGCTGCTCCCGCTTCGTATCCTGCCCGGTAGTTCAATTCGGACAGCTTACCTAGAGCTTCTGCGTACTCCCTGTCCTTGCTGGTCGGCTCTTTGCCGTGGGCGATGGTTTTCAGAAATTCTTCGGTTGTTGTAGGAAAGTTCATGTTTTTTGCTCCTTTCTATTGCAGACAGTCCATCAGCTTTTAGCTGGTGGATTTTTTGTTTGTGAGAATATTCTAAAGCTTTGCCCCCTTTATGTCCATTGAACAAAATGTCGGAACTTTTATATACAAAATGTGCAAAATAAACAATTTACGAATTTTTAACTATCAAAAATATTATTGACAGTACTATCAAAATATGGTATAATCTGTGATAGAAAGAGAGGACGCAAAAATGAAAGTTGGGTATGTAAGAGTTTCGACAGCCGGGCAAAACACGGCTCGTCAGGAAGTCATTATGGAGCAGCTTGGCGTTGAAAAGGTGTTTATTGATAAAATGAGCGGAAAGAACACTGATCGCCCGCAGTTGAAAGAGATGCTGGCGTTTGTTCGTGAAGGCGATACTCTTGTGATTGAGAGCTTCAGCCGTCTGGCTCGTTCCACAAAAGACCTTCTGGAAATCGTTGAAGAACTTGAAAAAAAGAATGTAAAGTTCGTCAGCCAGAAAGAGAACATCGACACTTCTACGCCTAACGGAAAATTTATGCTGACTGTGTTTGCGGCTCTGGCACAACTGGAACGTGAAACGATGTTGGCACGTCAAAAGGAGGGAATTGAAATCGCAAAGGCAGAAGGCAAGTATAAAGGCAGAAAGCCTGTCGAAGTGGACGAAGAGAAGTTTCGGCAGCTTTATAACGACTGGCAGAATGGAAAGACCACGCCAAAGATTATGATGAACGAACTTGGGCTGAAATCCGCTACGTTCTGGCGAACGGTCAAAAAGTATCGTGAAAAGTATGGTATCACTGATGCGGCCACCACACGCAAGTATGCCAACAAAGAAGAAAAATAAAAAAGCAGCGACCCACCACAGGCCGCTGCTACAAACAAGAACCACCAATCCATCAACAGAAAGAAATGGTAGTATAAGTATTATACCATTTCTTTTGGAAGTTCGCAATAACAAAGGAGAAAATATGGACTTTGAAAAGCAAATGGAAAAGTTGCCAGAAGACGAAAAGCATTATTGCGTGTATATCTGGTTTTTCATTGAAGGCAAAGAACTTACGCCATTTTATGTTGGCATGGGCAGAAAAGGAAGATACAAAGACATTAACAATAGGAGCGAGACATTCAAACAGTTTTTGGACAAGTATGAATGCGCCACTCTGAAAATTTCTGATGAATTGCCTAGAGATGTTGCAAGAGCAATGGAGATTTCGACAAAATATAAACTGAATGAAAAGGGCTATCCGGTTATTGACGCAGAAGAAGATAAAACCGAATATAAGAGAAGACTTCTTGATGGAATCGCAAAGGCGAAAGCCGCCGGAAAATATAAGGGTAGAAAGCCTACCGCTTATAATGTTTCCTTGTATAAGGAGCTTTACGAAAAGGTTTCGCAAGATCTGCTGACCGTCACCGATGCCGCCAAGCAGCTTGGTGTGACCCGCCAGACATGGTATCGGATTGCTGAACAGAACAGGTGAAAGTATGGCTAGAAAACTTTACGCAGTAACGAGTGGTGAAAAAGATGAATATTATATCATCACTCTGACCAAAAGCCGCAAACGTGCGGAGAAAATTGCAGAGATGTACGGCGCTAGAGTTGAAGCATACGTTGACGGTGAGCCGGTAGAAGTATTCAGACGGAAACCAGAAAAGCACGAAGAACCAGAACGGACGTGGCTTGCAAAGCGCGAGGGCGGAAAAATCTATGTTATCCCTGAGAGTAGCAAGACCAGAGCAAGCAGTGTGCTGTTTGGATGCCGAATCTTTATCAAAGCACCAGTCATAGAAGAAGCTATGAAGATTGCTACGTCTATGTTTGCAGATTATGACCTGAGAAGGTCGAAAGGAGCAGCTTATGGACAACTTTAATGCCATTTACAAGATTCTCAAACTGCTGGATAAGCACAAGGGCGATGAAGAATTTGACTATGAGCTTATCTCTGCAAAAGCAATGAAGATGAAGGTCTCTGACTGGGAGCAGATTATGATCGAACTTCAAATGAACGGCTTCATTCGCGGTCTGGTCTACACGCAAGACCTGACGAACAAGTTCCCACATATTGTAGAGCCGATTCATCCGCAGATTACCTTGAAAGGTATGGAGTATCTCTCCGAAAACAGCATAATGAAGAAGGTAGAAAAAGGGTTAGAAACGGTCGGGCAGTTCTTTTAATTGATTTTAAGAAATAAAGTTTCTGTAATCGTATTATAAAACCGAATATTTGATTTTTGTGCAGTTGTAGGCACTCTTTACATTTTCAGGTAGGGGGTGCCTATTTTTTATGCAGCCAAAACAGTGTATCGCTATCATTGACAGCATCAAAGCGTATGCAAAGCAGAATCCGACAGAAGCACAGGTCTATGAGGACTGGTTTCAGGCGGTTGTGAACCTGAGAGACGCTCTGCCGCAAGACAAACGGTTCGATGCCTACAAATACTCTGGTGAGCTGCGCTCTGTCTGTGCAGCCATGATGGGCAAGATGAAAACAAGCGAGGACGTGGCGAAGGTCTATGACATTATCAGCCGGACGTACCTGTTTGAAGCAAAGGATGTGTTCGACAGCTATTGCATCTACCTTGAATGGAATCGTGCGCCGGAAAAGAAGTTCTATCAGCCCAGACGCAAAGTGCTGAAAGTGCTGGCAGACGACCTAGAGGACTTGTTCTATAAGCGGATAGATTTCTTGGGGGTCAGTCTTCCGACTCGCGTGGGCAAAAGTACGCTGTGCATCTTCTTCATTACATGGCTGATGGGCAACCGTCCTGACGTTGCATCGGTTATGAGCGGACATTCCGATAAGCTGACCAACGGCTTCTACGGCGAAGTACTGTCCATCATTACAGACCCTGTGACCTACAACTGGGGCAAAATCTTCCCTGACGTTCAGCTTGTGGACAAGAGCGCAAAGGACGAAAGCGTTGACCTGAACCGCAAAAAGCGTTTTCATACCCTTACTTGCCGCTCCATTGGCGGTACGCTGACTGGTGCTGTTGAAATTGGCGAGGGCGGCGTTCTGTATAGCGATGACTTGATTGAGGACTTGGAGGAAAGCCTGAATGTTGAGCGTCTGAACAACAAGTACGATGCCTATCTGAACCAGCTAAAAGACCGTAAAAAGCAGGGCGCATTGGAGCTGATGGTCGGTACTCGCTGGAACGTGCTTGACCCTCTGGGGCGCATCCAGAACCAGTACGCAGACAATCCAAAGTACAAATTTCGGGTGATTCCCGCTGTGGACGAGAACGGACACAGCAATTTCAATTATGACTACGGCGTGGGATTTGACGATGCCTACTATGCCGACATGAAAGCCAGCATTGACGATGCAACATGGTGGGCAAAGTACATGGGCAAGCCTTATGTGCGTGAAGGTCTGCTGTTCCCTGCCGATGAACTGCGGTATTTCAACGGCGTTCTGCCTGACGGTGAGCCTGATCGGAAGCTTATGGTCATGGATATTGCATGGGGTGGCGGGGACTTCACCGCCTGTCCTATTGCTTATGTGTACGGCGATGCCGTGTTCATTCCTGACCTTGTGTTCAATAACGGCGACAAGACCGTGACCAGACCGGAAGTCGTGGGCAAAATCATCCAGCACAAAATTAACGTGGTGCGCGGAGAAGCCAACAACGGCGGCGATGAATATTGTGATGTGGTAGACAGCCAGCTCCGGCAGCAGGGCTATCACTGCTCTGTTCGTAGCCAGCGTGCGCCAAGTGGTCAAAGCAAGCTGTCCAGAATCATCCAGTATGCGCCAGACATCAAGCAGTTCTACTTCCTTGACGAAAAGCACCAGTCGAAAGAGTACAAAGCGTTCATGGAGCAAGTGACGATGTTCACGCAGCTTGGCAAAGTTCCGCACGATGATGCACCGGATAGTCTGGCACAGCTTGCCGATGAATTGTACAACGGAATCAGTAAAATTGAGCCTGTCAAGAGGCCTTTTTGATTAAAAACACAATATATTGTGTTTGCTGGGTCTATTTATTTGATTTCACCACTTGACAAGGCTTATAATGTACGCAGGAAGTTTTGCAGCTTCCCTTAAGGAATAACTCGGCGTAGCGAGGTTTTGTCATTTTTACTCGCTTGCGCGTTAACGAGTGTATTCCTCCTTTCACCGGTGGAGGTTTTCTCACTCTTTCGCCTTCACCGGGCTTTATATGTTGCGTTTCCAATTGTAAGGGGAATGCTATCCTGTCTCCCCCACGGCTAGCAAGCAACGGTTCGATTCCGTTACGCAGCACAACCAACTACCTAGCTTTGCATGGACTTATTCTACAAAACCTCCACCGCTATTCCCGGCTCTCAATGTAATGTTTAGGCATGACATTTCAAAGAGCGGCGGTTAAACAATTAAGCCGGGTTTTTATGTTGCATTAGCTCAGTATGGCTAGAGCATCCGGCTCATAACCGGACATACATTGGTTCAAATCCATTATGCAGCACCAAAATTGCAGCTGACCCGTTTACGTCTGTCCAACAACTGAATGTAAAGGCTGCAATGGTTTTCTTCGGGCGAAGAATAGCACGGCTGGAAGTGCGAACAGTTTCCCAGTAGCTTCTGACAGGTCTGTGCTCAACAGCCTGTTTCCAGAAATCCAACGAAAGGAGCACAGATGGTAGCAAAAGTTAGATGCAAGCGTCCTCGAAAAGACGCAAACGGCAATCCGTGTGATTGCGGACGTTATCTTGGCGAAGTGGAAGGCAAGTTCTCTCTTCTGTGCCCCCTTTGCCATTGGATTACAATTGGAGATTCCAATCTTCCAAAAGAAACGTGGGTCTCCGTGCCGAAGTTTAAGAACTAAATAGCTTTTGAAGCGCAGTTGTAAGCGCAGTGAGATAGACCTTAACAGGTTTGTCTTGCTGCGCTTTTTATTTTGCCGGAAAGGAGAAGCCTACCGTGAGATATGGTGTGCCATATCGTGGCAGCAAGAACAAAATTGCACAGTGGGTTATCTCTAATCTTCCTGCTGGTGACACGCTGATTGACCTGTTTGCTGGTGGCTGTGCGGTCACGCACGCTGCATTACTGTCTGGCAAATGGAATTGCATTGTAGCAAATGACATTGGCGATGCACCGCAGTTGTTTATGGATGCTGTTCATGGCAAGTATGTCAATGAAAAGCGTTGGATTAGCCGTGAAGAGTTTTACCGTTTGAAAGATTCTGACCCTTATGTTTCGCTTTGCTGGAGCTTTGGAAATAATCGCACGGATTACCTCTACTCAAAGGAGATTGAACCGTGGAAAAAGGCTTTGCACTACGCAAGAGTGTTTGACGATACATCGCTTTTGCGTGAGTTCGGAATCAATTCGGACGGAAGCTCAAAAGACATCAAGCTAAACAATGGTGAATATAAAAAACTTTATTCACAGTGGATCGGACATCAAGCAAAGCATAAAAGGCTTTATGATTTAGAACACCTTGCAAGGCTAGAGAATCTTGAACGCTTGCAGAATCTTGAACGCTTGCAGAATCTTGAAGGTCTGCAAAGGCTTGAAGGTCTGCAAATAGATTATAGGGATGTGCAAATTCGATTAAATGCGGTTGTATACGCAGACCCCCCTTATAAACGAACAAACTGCACAGGCTATAAACGTGGTTTTGACCATGAATCGTTTGAAAGGTGGCTTTCGGAAGTCCCGTTTATGGTGGTTGTTAGCGAGTATGAAGCGCCAAATGGATGTTTGGAAGTTGCAAGCATAAAGAAGCAATCTTCTATGGGCACTGGGAATAAAGGCGGTTCTAATACTGAAAAGCTGTTTGTTCAAAAGCGATTTGCTGAATTGTACAAACAGATGATGGGGAGATTTTGACGGAAAGGAGGAACACATGGCTGAGTATCAGATGGTCGTTGGCGGATTTTTGAATAATCCGCTGACTGGACGCAGACCGATTGAAACGCCGGAGACGGAAATCAATCGGGAGAATGTACTGAAAGTGGTAATGGGCAAAGCAGAGCCTATTCATCTGCTGAACAAGAACGAGATTCGCTTTCTGCACAACTACTACTTGGGCAATCAGCCTGTCATCCACAGAACGAAGGAATACCACGCGGAAATCACGAACCGCATTGTAGAGAACCACGCCAACGAGTGCGTGGGCTTCTATACAGGATATATGAGCGGCACGCCGTGCTCTTATGTGCGGTCTGAAACGGCAACAGGTGACGGTGAGGAAATCGCCCGGCTGTCTAATGCCTTGCAGTATGAGGGTAAGGATGCGCTTGATCGGCGGCTCTGGCAGTGGATGTTGGAGTGCGGACAGGGATACCGCATTGTTCTTCCTGACAAGGGGTATGGCGGTAACTACCCGGACGAAACGCCTCTGCTGGTAGATGTTCCCGACCCAGACATGGCGTATGTGATTTACAACTCCGGTATCGGTCACAAGCCGATTGCTAACGTGCTGCACATCCCACGCAATTATCAAAATGACCTGAACGACCTGATTTGCGTGTACACGCCAAACCAGTACTTTGAAATCGACAACGGCAAGGTCACGAAATCTGAGAACCATTCTCTCGGAATGTTGCCGATGGTCGAATACAAGCTCAACCCGGAGCGCATGGGTCTGTTTGAACCGGCTATTCCTGTTTTGGATGCCATTAACGACCTTGAAAGCAACCGTCTGGACGGTGTAGCGCAGTTCATCCAGTCCATCATGGTGTTCACAAACTGCCTTGTGGACAAGGATGCTCTCGACCAAGTAAAAGAGCTTGGCGCAATGTGCCTGAAATCCACTTCTGGTCTGCCCGCTTCCGTCTCACAGATTGCAAACGAGCTTGACCAGCAGCAGAGCCAGACCTTACTTGATTCCATGTTGAACGTGTACCGTAGCTTGACTGCCATGCCTAGTGCTACCGGCAGCGAGAACGCAACGTCTGACAACGTGGGCGCAGTTATCGTCCGAAATGGCTGGAATCACACAGAAGCAAGAGCACAGCAGTACGAGAATATGTTCAAGTTCTCGGAACGCCAAAGCTTGTCTGTAATGCTGAAAATCCTGCGTGACACGGCTGGTTCTAAGCTAATGGCAAGCGACATCAACATCAAGCTGCCACGCCGTCAGTACGACAACCAGCAGAGCAAGGTTCAGATTTTCGCACAGATGCTCGGTCAGAGCATTGACCCGCAGTTGGCGTTCACTACGCCCGGTCTGTTTCCCGACCCACAGGCTGCTTACGAAATGAGCAAGCCCTTCCTGATTGCCGCTGGCAAGCTAGGCGAGGATGGGAAAGCTCCGAAGCCGCAGGAACAGCCTACTGACAATATTGCCGACAACGGCAAAATGTTTGGCGAACAGGCTAATGCAAAGGAAGGAGGACAAAAATGAAGAAGCTGTTTATTTCTTGCCCGATGAAGAATCGGTCGGAAGAAAATATTCGGATGACGTTTGACCGTTTGCACAAGATTGCCGAAGCAGTGTACGGTGAGAGCCTTGAGGTTATCCCTACCTATATTGAGGATAATCCACCTAAGTGCAGAACTGAAGGGCTTTGGTATCTTGGCAAGAGCATCGAACTCCTCTCGCAGGCTGATTATTTCATCGGTATTTGCGGCGATAATGCGTGGCTGTATAACGGCTGCACTGTGGAGGCTGACGCTGCAAAGCTTTATGGAATGCCGGTTTATCTTGTCCCTACAAATTTTTCTGCGCCTGATGTAACAAGCGCAGAAGCGGTTTATAACGCAGCAGGAGAACGAATCGACTAAAAATCAATCCGCATAAGCGGGCTGATATATTCCGGCAGGGAAGCCGGGATACAAATTTCGCAACGTTGCAGGGAAGCAACGGTAAAAAAACGCAGGAGGAAATTAACGATATGAAACTCAATGTGTTGCTTGGTGATGCTTACAAAGAGGGTATGACCGCCGATGAAATCATTTCTGCGCTGGAAAAGGTTGCAGACCCTAACGCAGAGGTCGAGAAGCTGCGCAACGCCGTGACGAAAGCCAACGGTGAAGCTGCCGAGTACAAAAAGCAGCTCAAAGCAAAGCGTACCGATGACGAGAACGCTGCACAGGAACAGGCTGACAAGCTGGCAGAAATGCAGAAGCAGATTGAAGCCCTGACTGCTGACAAGGAGAACCTCGTCAAGGAAAAGACCCTTGCATCTTACCGTGAGAAGTTCGTTGCACAGGGCTATGACGCTGAACTGGCTGGCAAGGCTGCATCTGCACTGGCTGACGGCGACATGGACAAGGTGTTTAAGTTCCAGTCGGAGTTTATGACCGCCCATGACACCGCATACAAGGCTTCTCTGCTGAAGGATATGCCCACGCCCCCGGGTGCGGATGGCAATGGTAACAGCGCAGATAGCGCAGGCGTTGCTTTTGCTAAACGCTTCGCACAGGAGCGTGCAGACGCAAACAAGGCATCAAGTGACGCAATGACTGCTTTCCATTAAGGAGGAAAACATGAAGTACACCAATACTCCGGTATCGGCTCCTGAAAGCACTATTCTGGCTGCTGATACCTACGTTGCCATTCCCTTTACCGTCAAGGAGACCAATGCCGTTCCGGCTGGCTATCCCATGGCAAAGACTGGCCTGAAAGCTGCTGCCACTACTGGCACCAGCGCTGCTGACGCAGCTACCGATGCCATTGGCATTCTGCTGCACACCGTTGACCCTGCCGTCAACCCCAATGGCGCACTGCTGATTCAGGGCGTTATTGATGTGGACAAAGCAAAGCTGTCCGGCTTTACCTATTCTGCAAACGATATTGCCGCTCTGAAAAAGGCTGTTCCTGCCGTTTTCTGCCGTACTGATGTTGGCGCAAAGAGCGAGTAAGGAGGACTAAATTATGGCACTGAATCTGAATGAAATCTTCTCCCCCGCTGCGATTGCCGCCTATTGGACGAATGACCCGACAAATGCGCAGCCCTATGCTTCTGATGCCCTGTTCCCTGCTCGGAAGAAAGTCAGCATGGAACTGAAGTGGCTGCGTGGTCACAAGGGCGTTGGCGTTTCGCTGAAGCCTAGCGTGTTCGACACTAAGGCTACGTTCCGTACTCGTCAGGGCATCAAGATGACCGAGACCAGTATGCCGTTCTTCCGTGAGGGCACTCACATTGGCGAGGAAGATCGCCGCAAGATTATCTCTGTTCTGGCTACTAATCAGGAGTTTGCGGCAGACGTTATCAATCGTGTCTACGATGATACCGCACAGCTTATTACCGGTGCTCGCATTGTGCCTGAGCGAATGGTGTGGCAGCTTCTGGCTCCTAAGACTGGCAAGCCCGGCATCTCTATCGAATCCAACGGCGTGAGTTACGTCTACGATTATGACCCGGACGGCACTTGGCAGCAGTCCAATTACAAGGCTCTGACCACTAAGGAGAAGTGGGACGCTCCCACCACCGCAACCCCCATCGCTACGATGAAGAATGCCGCAAACACCGTGCTGGCAAACACCGGTGAGATTATCACCGAAGCCTACATGAACACCAACACCTTCAACAAGATGATTGCTGCGGATGAAATCAAGAACCGTTTTCTGACGGTTATGAAGACCACCACCGCTGTGCTGGTTGATTCCGAAGCGCGTTCCGTTGTCGAAACCGCATCCGGCATCCGCATCCATCTGTATGACAAGATGTTCAAGCCGGAGGAGACCGCTGCTGCTGAGAGGTATCTGCCTGATGGATATGTCGTGCTGGCTCCTTCTGGCTCTCTGGGCAATATGTACTATGTTACCACTCCTGAGGAAGCCGACCTGATGGCTGGCATCTCCAACGCACAGGTTTCCGTTGTGAACACTGGCGTTGCTGTTACCACCGAGCAGACCGTGCATCCTGTCAACACCAACATCTATGTCTCTGAAATTGTCCTGCCGTCCTTTGAACGCATGGACGCTGTGTACTGCATCAAGGCTTACTAAGGCGAAAGGAGGAAAGCAGCATGGGAGACCAGTATTCTGAAGCGGCAGTCAAGCTGGGGCAGTACATTGCTCCTGCACTTGACCGTGAAGTCACGGACGAGGACTACCCACTCTTCGACCTGCTGCTTGATTTTGCCAAGGACAAGATATTTGCACAGGGCTACCCCTTCGGCAACAGACCGGACGAGCTGCCCTTGCAGTATCAGTCGTTGCAGATACGCATTGCAGCGGAACTGTACAACCACATCGGCGCAAACGGACAGACGAGCTATACCAATAATGGTATCACTCGTGTGTGGGAATCGTCCGATGTGGCGCAGTCCCTGCTAAATGAAGTTGTTCCGAGAGTAGGTGTGATCGGCTGATGTTCAATGGAAGCCCTCTGGACAAGCGCCCGCTGTGGTATTCAAACCCCATCGGCGAGAAAAAACCTGTTGTGGACGAATGGGGAAACGAGACTGGCGAATCCGCATACGAATCGTGGAGCGAACCCGCAAAGCTGATGCTGAATGTCAGCCCTCCTACTGGTTCTGCGGAAGCGAACCCTTTCGGCGCGTTCACGGATTACAGCTACGTTGTCAGTTCGTCCAGCAAGAAGCATAACACACCGCTTTATGAAGGCACACACGTCTGGTTTCAGACTGACATTGCAAAGCCCTTCAATTACATTGTGGTCAAGGTCGCAGAGCATATTACAGACACGAAGTATGCACTGAAAGAGGTGGCTGCAAGTGAAAATTAAAGTGAGGTTGAGCGATGCCGGACTTCGTGATGCGGAACGTCAGATACAGGAATACAAGACCACCCTGAACAAGAAAGCTAGAGCATTGGCTTTTCGTCTTTCTTGGTTGGGGCTTGAAGTCGCAAAGGTGCGTTTCGAGAATGCCGAATACGCTGGCTCCAATGACGTGAAATGCCATATCAACCAAAAAGACAAGACTTGCACCATCGTTGCAGAGGGCAAGTCAGTTGCCTTTATCGAGTTTGGCACTGGCGCACATCACAACGGATATGGCGGTGAGTTGCCGCCCGGCGTTGGTGCGCATGGCTCCTACGGCAAAGGGCAAGGCGCAAACCGCAGATGGTACTACTACGGCGAATCCGGCAATGCTGGTACGCCTGTCAAACAGGTGGATGGCAAAGGCCAGTTGAATTACACCGATGGTAACGAACCAGCTATGGCTATGTGGGGAGCTGTTGAAGAAATGGCTTCTCAGGTAGAAGCAACGTGGAGGGAGGTTTGGAATAGTTGATTGATTATTTCAATTCTATCTTCACGGTTGTTGCTAAGGAACTGCGAAAGCAAGTACCCGGTATCTTCGTCACTGGCGAAATCAACGACAGCAACGTCAAGCAGCTCCCGTGCGTGCAGATAGAGGAAAATAGTAATCTCCCAGTTCATCGGGATTCTGCCAGTCATAGCAAGTACGCCGCCGTTTCCCTGCGTGTGCGTGTCTATTCCAACAAAACCAGCGGACGCATTGCAGAAGCCCGCTCTATTGTGAGCATCGTGGATTCTGTATTGGAACCGCTCAATTTCTATCGAAAATCGTTTGCCCCGTTGAATGGGCTGTACAACAATTCCGTCTATCGGATTGATTGCAGCTACGGGGCAACAATCGGAGAGGACGGAATGATTTACCGAAACTAAGGAGGTAAACATTCTATGGCAACTGGAATTTCCAGCTACGGAATTACTCTTTATGAAGGAACTTCCGGCACTATGACCAAGCTGTGCGACATCAAGGATTTTCCTGACCTGATTTCCGACCCGAACCTTTTGGACGTCACTACCCTTTCTGACCCTATGCAGAAACAGATTTTCGGCATCAACCAGTCTGACCTTAAGCCTTTTACTGCGTTCTATAACAAGACGGATTATGGTGCCGTTATTGAGCGTGGATATAAGGATTCGGATGGAGAACTTAACGCCACGCATCATTACGCTCTGAAGTTCTCTGATGGCTCTGGGTTTACTTGGGATGGTATGCACCAGTGCGGTATGTCCGGCGCAGGCGTTGATGAACCGTTGGAGTTCCCCATCAACATTATTTTCCTGAGCAAACCCAAATGGGCTGAAACGGTTTCCCTTGACGTTTCCTAATACATCTTAATCAAATCAATCAAACCTGGCAGAACTGAACAACGGATTTGGTTCTGCCCCTATTTATAAAGGAGAGCATTTATTATGGCTGCTAAGGTTATCAACTTTCATTCCCCCGATGGCAAGAACACTTATGAGCTGACTTTCACCCGTGACAGCGTGGAAGCTACCGAACGTGCAGGCTTTCAGATTGGCCAGTACACCCAGATGACCAACCTGCTGTCCAACTCCCGCGCCCTGTTCTACGGCGCGTTTATTGCCCGGAATCGTGGCATCAAGCGTAAAGTCGTGGACGAAATGTTTGCCCACATCGACGAGAAGGAAGAGCTGATGGCTGTGCTGCTTGAGATGTTTATGGACGCTTCTAAGTCTCTGCTGGCAACTGATACTGAGGACAAGACCGCAAAAAACGCAACGTGGGAGATTGTGTAACCGCACAATCTCAGGAACCAGACGGAGAGGGAGAATCGTTCTCCTTCTCTAAGCTGTTCCACGATGTAGAAGCCTATTACATCTCCATCGGCATGACCTACGAGCAGTTCTGGCACGGTGATGTCTGGCTGGCGAAGGTCTACCGTGACGCAGAGGAGCTGCGAGAACGCAGAGCTAATGCAGAAGCATGGAGAAACGGTTTTTACATGGCATCTGCGCTTTCCTCTACGGTTGGCAATATGTTCCGAAAGAAAGGGTCTAAACCCATCAAGTATATGGATAGACCGATTCCCCTTACTCAAAAGGAGAAAGAAGAGTATGAATACCAACGTGCTGCAGAAGCACAGGAGCGCATTAAGCGCATGATGTTCTCCATGATGGAAAAGGATGGTGGTAGTGATGGCTGATGTTGATATTACAAGCTTATCCGTAGAAATCTCTGCGGAATCGCAGGGCGCAGAGCTTAATATCGACAAGCTCGCTACCGCCATTTCTAATTTGCGGACAAAGGGCAACGTGACAAAGGTTGTGAACAGCCTTGATAAGCTGTCCGCTTCCATTTCTGCGCTGAAACAGGCATCTGTTGGCCTGTCTGGGCTGGACAACATCACGAATTTTCTGAATGGCATCGGCAACGCAAATTTTTCCGGCAGTGTGAAAAGCATCAACAGCGTTGTCAACGCCATCAAGAAAATCCCTGCTACCGTGTCCGGTTTGAACGGTGTGGATTTCTACTCCATGTCTGGAAGCATCACTCAGCTTACTAATGCTTTGGCTCCTCTGTCCATTCTGGACGCATCGAACCTTAAAGTTCTTGGCAGCGCTTTCAATGCGATCGGAAAGGTTCCTGACCTGACCGACAAGCTGAAAGCGACAGACCTTGATTCTTTTGCAAGCTCTTGCCAGAAGATTTCTACCGCCCTTACTCCCCTTGCATCTCAGCTCGACAAGGTAGGCAATGCTTTTGCAAAGCTCCCTCCGCAGTTGAGCAAAGTGGTCACACAGGCAAACCGCGTGACCGCAGCCAATGAAAAGCAGCGCAAGAGCTATCTCAGTCTGTCCAATCAGATGAACGGCTTTATGCGGAACATAGCAAAGCTGGTTTCGTTGAAAGCCATTGCTGAGTATCTTGGCAACGCTGTTGCGAAGTTTAATGACTTTTACGAAGCAACAGACCTGTTTCATAACGCTATGGGCAATTTGAGCGGTGAAGCCGATACACTCATTAGCAAGATGCAGGGCTTACTTGGCGTTGACCCGACCAAAGCGATGACTTACATGGCTACCATTCAGAGCTTAGGTACTTCGTTTGGTCTGACTAGCGACAAGGCATACGTTCTGTCTAAGAACCTGACTCAGCTTGCCTACGATGAAGGTTCCTATTGGAACAAGGACGTTGCAGAGACCTTTACCGCAATGTCCTCCGCAATCTCTGGCGAGATTGAGCCTATCCGTCGTTTGGGCGTTGACCTGTCTCAGGCACGGTTACAGCAGGAGCTTCTTGCTTTGGGCTTTAACAAGCAGGTTTTCAGCTTGTCTCAGGCAGATAAGGCGGTTCTGCGTTACATTGCCATTATGAAGCAGACTGCCAATGTGCAGGGCAACCTTGCACAGACCATCCAAAGCCCTGCGAACCAGATTAAGATTCTGAAAGCCCAGCTGGATATGCTGGCAAAGTCTGTTGGCTCTCTGCTCTACCCTGCCCTGAAATCCATTCTTCCCCCGCTGATTGCCGCTGTTCAGCTCATTCGAGAGTTTGTTGAGTGGGTGGCAAAGCTAATGGGCGTGAAGGTCGTGTTCACTGATTTCACCAAGAGCGCTGATAGCGTTGGCGGTATCGGTGACGCAATGGATGACACGGCAGACTCCACCAAGAAAGCCGCCAAAGCCCTCAAGGACTACACGGTGGGTTTTGATGAACTGAACATCATTGACCCAACGCAGGGAAGCTCTGGCTCTGGTAACGGTGCATCTTCTGGCAATATCTTGGGCGACGTAGACCTGTCCGGCTACGATATGTTCAAGCAATACAATGAAGAGTTCGCAAAGCAGATTGATGCTATCAAGCAGAAAATCAAGGATATGCTACCGATTATTGGTGCTATCACCGCCGCACTTGCGTTGTGGAAAATTGTTGATTTTCTGACGGACATTGCGACAGCAATTTCCAAGATGACAGAATTGCAAAAGTTGGCTCTTTCAATTGCAACGGTTGTTGTCGAAGCATCGTTAGTATTCAGTTTTGCAAAAGGCTACGCATCTAGTGGAAATCCTCTTGAGCTTTTAGGCGAAGTGGTGTCTGCTGCGTTTGGTTCTTTTGTTCTTTGGCGCACAATGGGCGCAGATGGCATTACGCTTGGCATGGGCATCGCTTTTGTGGCAAGCCTTGCAGGTCTTACTTATGCGCTTGGCACTGGCGAAGCAAATCTTGGCGATGCAAGCACATGGATTCAATCCGCTTTAACTACTGCTTTTGGTTCCATTGCGGGCATCACGTTGCTCACTAATCTTGGCGTAGCCACTGGTACAGCCGCAACGCTTTCTATCGGTCTTGCAGGTCTTATTACCTTTGCTGGAATCACATTCTCTCTTGGCGAAAAGCTGAAAGAATTTCCGGTTCTTAATACCATCATTGCTGCTTTGATGGGAATTTTTGGTGGCGTTGCTGGTGCTGGCGTTGCATTGCTTGTTGGTGCAAGCCTTCCTGTTGCTGGAGCCGTTGCCGCTGCTGGTGTCGGTATTGGCCTTGTTCTTCACTGGGCTGGTATCAAATGGGGCACTAAAGAGAGCGGCGAAAAAACAGATGCTGCCGCAGAAGCCGACATTAAAATGCATCATGTCGAAAATGTTTTTGAGCAGCGCATTGAAGCCATCAAGCAAATTATCGTTACCAAGTGGAATGCGGCCATTGATTTTATGACTTCTCTTCCCGGAAAGGTTGGAGATATCATAAATAGCATTGGCGAGTGGTTCAGCTCTCTTCCTGAAAAAATCGGCCATGCCCTTGGCTTTGCCGTCGGCAAAATCGGGGAGTGGGTTGGAAACATGGTCGTTACTGTAACAACCGAAGTTCCCAAAATCGTTTCGTCTGTTGTTAAGTTTTTTGAAGAACTGCCGGGAAATATTTGGACTGCAATCTTAAAGACTCTTGATACTATTTCCGAATGGCGAAAGAGAATGGTGGCTTTTGTTGTTGTTGAAATTCCCAAAATCATTTCGTCTATTGTCAGTGAGTTCAAAAAACTTCCTGGCGAATTGAGAAAACTCGGCAAATTCATTTGGGACGGTCTAATCAACGGCCTAAAAGACGCATGGAGTACCGTTACAAATGGCATCAAGAGTTTCACTGATGGTTTTGTCAACGGTTTCAAGGACGCTCTCGGCATTCACTCCCCTTCTACTGTATTTGCGGAGATTGGCGGTTACATCGTTCAAGGTCTTGCAAACGGCATCAATGCTGCGTCTCCCTATGTTGAACAAGCTATGACCAATCTGGCAAACGTTGTTCAACAGAAGGGCAACGAGATGATTGACTATGGCGCAGACGTTGCAAATGGCTTTGTTGATAACATGGTCAATACGTTTGACGCAAAGTGGAATGAAATCGACAACGGTCTCAAGAGCGACTTCATTGGCACGATTAAGGGCATGATCGATGCGGTCAAGAAAGGCGATATCCAAACCGTCGCTGAAAACACCGCAGCTATCATTTGGAAGGCGATGGGAGAGGAAAACAGAAAACAGGTCAAGTCTTATGCTTCCGACTTGGTTTCCAATCTTACCAGTGCTCTTAAGACCGTTGGTTCCAAAGTATTTTCTTCTGCAAAACTCGTCGGAAAGAACATTTTGGATGGAATCACATCCAAGTTTGGCGAAATCTCCACGCAGGTCGTCAGTCTCGGAAGTAAAATTGCGTCCTCGTTCTCTTCTCTGATCGGACCAATCTCGGCATCTGGCAAGGCGATCAGTATTGGCCTTTCTTCTGGCGTTTTAAGTCAGTTCCCGTCTATCATCGCTGGCATTGCTGGGCTTATCGGTCAAATTGGAGCTGCATTTATGGGCATCTTGCAGACGATCGGCAGCGTCTTGACATCTCTTGGCATCCCAACTGGTGTCATCATGATCGCTGGCGGCGTTGCAATTGCAGCAGCCATCGCAGGAATTGTCGGAACGCTTGTCGGAAAGCATGGAACAAGTTCCGCTCCATCTGTAAACGACAGCTATTCGAGTTATCCTGGCACGAGTGATTACGATTCTGCTAATGGCTCTACCACATCTGTTGGGAGCTATTATCCAAGTTCTTCCGCTAGCGGAGCGAGCTCCGCAGAACTCCGCAGCGCCGTCCATGATGGGTGCTATAACGCATTCCTTGACATCTTCCAGCGGTACGGAGACGAGCTTACCGGAGGGAAAGAGCTCAAGATTTACCTTGATGGTAAGCAAATCACTGCGTCCGTTGAGAAACGGCAGTCTGAGCGTGGGTTCCAGATTATGGGAAACGAAGTTTACAGCTACTAAGGAGGTTTACGTTTTATGCAATCTCTCGTCACAGTAAATGGCAGAGAGCTGCCTGAGCCTTCCTCCTACGACGCTACAACAAGCACTATAGTCGATTCTGGACGAAACGTACAAGGCAAAGTCGTTGGGTCTGTGGTGCGGCACGATGTTGCGAAGATTTCCCTAAAATGGAATTATCTTACCGCAAGACAGTGGGCGGACGTCATCGGGCCGTTCACCACAAACTTTTACTGCACAGTTCGGTTTTACAACCAGGCGACAGCAAGTTACACGACAAGGCAGATGTACGTCTCCGATAGAACTGCTGGAATGTGGAGGAGGTCTCCGTCCAACGGAAACGTTATGGGGTGGGTAGGAGCAGCTCTCAGCCTCGTTGAAGTTTAAGAGAGGTGATTATTCATGGGCTTTCTGCCTTCCGACAAGTGGCTTGAACAATACGACAAGACACTTGTTCCGGAGATGTTTGTTCGCATCACTTACCACGTCTCTGACGATAAGGCCCAAGCAGACGCCATTGCCAGCTCTTCCAACCAGGCTTTATTCAGCAACACGTTGTCTGTCACAGACCTGGATTCTGCTTCTTTGGCCAATTATGCCACCGGAGAACCTAATTTGTGGGTCCTTGACGGGAGCAAACTTTTGGTCCCAGGTTCAGAGCCATACGAGAACGCTGGATATTTAAGTATGGATTGTGTTTCTGACACAAACCATCCGATTATCACTTTCTCTTTTAGCAAACTTCACTCTGAAAAAATCCCAGGGGTTACAATCATATGGTCGTCTGCTTTAAATGAATTTGCAAAATCTTTTAGGTTGGCGGCTTATAGCGGAAAGGAGCTCGTTGCGTCAAAACAAATTGACGATAACCAGTCGGTTGAATCCTCTGTAGATTTTGAGATTTCTGGGTATGATTCAATTACACTTGAAATTTTGGAATGGTGCATCCAAGGCCGTAGAGCTAGAGTAGAACAAGTTGAATTCGGCCAACGTATTCAATTTAACAAAGCAGACTTGCTCTCCTATACGCACGAATCGAAACGCGACCCGGTTTCCGGTCAGCTTTCCAAGGATTCCGTTTCGTTTTCCGTCGATAATTCCAAGCAGCGTTGGAACCCGGTAAACCCGGGAGGTCTTTACCAATATCTCTACGAACGTCAAGAGGTTTTTGTTCAGTATGGCATGGACATGGGAAATTCAATCGAATGGATTGATGGAGGGAAGTTCTTTCTTTCCGGATGGACAATCCCAGCAAATGGCATAACAGCATCGTTTGACGCCAGGGATGCTCTGTCATTCCTCCAGGATTCTATTTATACCGGGCACACAAGCGGAACGCTTTACCAGATGTGCTTTGATGCATTGGAACTTCTGGATGTTTCCGGGATATCTTACGAAATTTCGGAAGAATTAAAGAACTATTCTTCCGAAATTTCCTCCGATGCTTCCTCTTATAAAAACGCAGACGTTCTTCAGCTTGCTGCAAACGCAGCCGGGATGGCTCTTTACCAATCCAGAGATGGGGTCATTCACATTGAACGTGTTCCTCTTGTTCCAGTCACGAGGTCTGATATTGAGGAAATATCGCTCTTGAATAGCTTTAAATACCCAGAAATAACGTTTTCGACAAAAATAAAAAACGTATCGTGCAAGGTTGGCGGCGAATCCGTGTTTTATCCAGCCGGAGCTAGTGGGAACGGAGCGACCCAAAGCATCAATAATCCGCTTATATCGAAATCTATATCTTCTAGCGCAAAAAATGCGTTGACCGAAACATACGCACTTCTTTCTAACAGAAGAAAGGTAAACCTGGAATTTCGTGCAAGCCCCCATATTGATGCGTTGTCTTTTGTTAGAGCAAACCATCAGTTTGGATATGCATCGAACGTTCTCGTTACGGATGCCAAGTATACCTTTAACGGATGTTTTAAAGGTACGATGGAAGGATATATGGTGGAAAGTGCGAGTGCCCTTAGACTTGATAATGACTCCGTTTTTGTGGCTCCTGGAGAGACCGTTCGTTTAACCGCAACGCTTGTCCCTTCCTCAGAGGATTCCCCAGCAATCGGATGGGAAGCATCTCCTCCCGACGTTGTTTCCATTTCCGTCGTTTCCAACAAAGGCGGCGTTTCTGTTTGCGACATTTCTTTTGTTTCCAGTGGAGATGCCGTAGTCACAGCCTTCGTGTCTTCCGTATCTGCAAAGTGTACCGTTATCAGTCGGGCTCCGTCTTTGTCGGATATGCCGGAAGGATCGTCTGTTTACATTCAAGAAAGTGGTGCGGATGTGGAGTTTGTTGTCGCAAAACATGGGTATGAGCCTGGCTTAAATGGTCCGGGGAGAACACTTCTTATCAGGAAAGAACCTCTTGCTGAAACAGTGTGGAACCAGACGCACGTCAATACATACGACGGAAGCTCCATCGACAGGCTGTTGAAGGGAGATTACGCAAACAGATTTAGCGACACCGTCAAGTCCGCAATGGGGCTTACCTCTTTCTATTACACGGTAGGCGGTAGCACTACGGAAATCAGAACGCTGTCTCGTAACGTCTTTCTTCCGTCTATTTATGAAATGTTTGACCCAGAAGACAAAAACGCAGATGTTTATGTAAATGGGAGTAACCCATTTTTCAAAAAAGAGGGTTCTGTATTGCCAAAACAAACTCGAAGCGTCTTTGTCCAATCGTACAATGACTCCCTCTATCACATTATCCGCAGATGGTCACGTTCTCCTGCGCTACGAGATTTTGATGGAAACCATATCGTGGGCCAACTCGTTGGGACTTACAGTCTTGGAACGTCTAGTGCAGGTAGGATTTTTTTCTCCACAGAGCAGTACAATGCTTGGAGCTCTAACAAGTTCAGCCCCGCTTTTACGCTTCCGTCTACGACTAAAGTCGGTAACGACAAAAAGATTTTGCTTTAAGGAGGGACTATGGCGATTTGGATTACAGACAGAACCCAAGACGATGTTGACCGCCTAAAGTTCATTTATGGTAAAGCCGTGAACGGGACCTGGACGGATGAGGAAAAAGCGGAGTGGCTTTCCGGTATGAAAGGGGCTCTTGACTACAGAGATTTTTCGAGAATAGAAACCGGCATATCCGAGCTTGCTTCACTTCTCGGTGCGGACGTAGATGTCAAGACGGACTGGGACATAAACGGGTATCTTACCACGTCAGATGCCACTAGGTGGCTGTCGAATATCGAATCTATTCGTTCTAAAAACTCAGGAGACGCCAAAACTGCGCCGACGCCTACATCTATGGATAGGCTCGGATTCGAGACAATGAACCAACTTGAAAGCATTTTGTCAGACATAGAATCAATCGCCAAAACTTACGTTACTTTTTCTGGCGAATACATGACTGGGGAGGGCCAATATGGTTTTTGAAGACCGCATCTCAAAATATCCTGGCAGGTGGACGTTAGTCCGTGAGGATGGGTCGTCTGAAATTGTAACGCTCGTCCGAAACGACGAACCCATAAAGGACGGCACACCAATCAACGCATCCACTTTAAATGAGCTGAGTACAGTTGCAGGTGCCATCAACGCAAAAGAGGAAGCCGTTTCGGCGGCAAATTCCGCTGCGGAAGAACGTGCAAAAGCAGAACAGGCTGCAAAAAATGCCGCAAAAGACGTTTCTGCAATTGTAAAAGCAGACTCCGAAAATGCAGCTTTGTCTGCTGCTGCTGCCAAGACAAGCGAAATCAATTCAAAGCGTTCGGAATCTCAGTCTGCTATTTATTTGCAGGGCACAAAAGAATACTTTGAGCAGGTCCGCACCATCACCATCGGTGCACAGGGGTGGTACGCCACGCCGGAAGCTCTGAAAGCCGCTGTTCCTGTAGGCGAAAACGGCTGGTGGGCGGTCGTTGGTACCACAGACACTATTTGGACGTGGGACAATGATACAAAATCGTGGAAAGACAGCATTCAAAAAGTCGATCTTTCCGACTACTATACCAAAGCTCAGGCCGACGCCAAGTTCGGCACGCCGTACACCCTGCCGCCCGCTACGGCAGACCAGCTGGGCGGCGTGAAGGTAGGCGACTATCTGGACATTGCCCCGGACGGCACCCTGAGCGGCAAGACGCTGTATGACACCATCGCGGCCAGTGTGGCGGTAAAGTCGGAGGCGCGGCTGGTGTGGAGCGGAAAAACAACGATTGGGAGGAGAAAAACTGAGACAATTAACGTTCAGGACGGTGTAGATTACGTTAACCTCCGCATAAACGAAACTGATTTTAATCTTACCCCTGGTATGACATATGAAACTGGCAGTTTTAGCGCGGGAAGTCTCAAGGCCACAGTATTATTTTCGGCCGACAAAAAACGTCTTGAATGTACCCTTACCAATACGCTGAATACTGTATCGGTTGTATTCACCGGCTACCACTACCCCACCTTGGCAGAGCTGCTGACCGAGACGCAGTCCGCGCAGGCGGACACGGACGCTATGGCGGTAGATCAGGAGTACCGCCTGACCCTGCTGGAGCTGGGACTGACCGATGACACCACCACTGATACAAGAACCACATAAGGAGGTAAAAACTATGTTGTATCGTACCTGTAAACGCCTGATCGAGCGCGGACAGACCGCTGGTCTTGCGGACAAGCTGGACGTTTTCTACGCCATTGGCCGCATCACCGAGGCCGAGTATAAGGAGCTGATCGAGCTGCTGGCCCAGCAGGAGGCCGTCCATGGCGCTTAATGCCTACTCTTGGACATTGGGGGGTGATCGCAATAAACAACACATTTTTGACCGCACTTTTTAACTTTTTGAGCCGTTTCTTTGCCGCTTTGGCGGAAGAACAGGTAGAACAGGAGGACACAATGGCATCTGTGACTGAGGTGACCGAGTGGACGGGAGCACCGCCCTACCGCTACATCGACGTAAGCCGGTATCAGGGCAACATTACACTGGAGGGCTGGAAGAAGGTCAAGGCCGCTGGCTATCAGGGCGTCATGCTCAAGACCGTCAGCACAAACCGCAGGCTCTCCAAGCGAGCAGACGGCCTGTACATCGACCCGACCTTTGAAGCAAACTACCGCAACGCAAAGGCGGCAGGTCTGGCGGTGGGCGTGTATTACTACACCTACGCCACCAGCAAGGCAATGGCCGATGCAGAGCTTTCCCTGCTGGCTGACGCCCTGCGTGGCAAGACGCTGGAAATGCCTGTGGCAGTGGACGTGGAGGACAACAAATTCAGGGTTCTTGGCAAGCAGGCGCTGACCGACCTGACAGCCTACGCCCTGAAAAAGGTGGAAGACATGGGCTTTTATGCCCAGCTCTATACCTACACCAGCTTTGCTAAGACGCGCCTGTATATGGGCGGTGCTGCCCTCAGCCCCTACGACGTGTGGCTGGCCGACTACACGGGAAAGACACCTGCCGTGACCTTTGCCTACAACACTCACCAGCACACCAGTAAGGGCAGCGTACCTGGCATTTCCGGTCACGTTGACCTCAATGTGACCACACGCAACTACCCGAAGATCATTTGCAAGAAGGGCCTGACCCGTCTCCGGGAGGGCAAATGACCGAAAAAGAAGCTCTACTGTGGGTGCTGGGCATCCTGGGCAGCCTGTGCGCTGCGGTCATCACCATCGACAAGGTGCTGGACATCATCCACAAGTACGTCAAAAATGCACAGGCCCCCGACGATGCGCAGAACAAGCGCATTGACACCATTGAAAAGCGACTGGCTGCGGTAGAAACTGTTTCCACGCAGCACGCCGCGGCCCTTAGACGCGATTTGACGCGCTTTGACGGCATTGATGAAGAAATGCGTCTCGTCCTTGTTGGCGTGCAGAATCTTTTGGATGCACAACTTTCCGGCAACAACCGCGAAGGTATGCAAAAAAGCAAATCCGATATTAACAACTACCTGCTGAAAGGAGTAACAAATCATGGAAGCAATGCTTAACTTTATCCCCACCCCCGTCGCAATCGTTCTCATCATCGTCGGCTTTGTGGCTCTGGCAGTCGGCGCTATCCGCATGGGCTATAAGCAGCTGGTCAAAGATCTGGCCTATGACCTCGTGTGCAAGGCCGAGGACAGCATCATGGGCAGCGGTCAGGGCGCAAAGAAAAAGAAGCAGGTCTTTGACGCGCTGCGTGCGGCCTGCCCTGCATGGCTGAAGCCTATCATCACGGATGAAGTGCTTGACGCGGTGATTGAAAAGGCCGTGAGCCTGATGAAGAAGGCATTGGCAGAAAAGAAGCCTGCTATCAACAAGGAGTAACCCATGATTGAGTTAAGCGTATCTCTTGCATCTTCCGGCGTGGTCAAAGTGCCCGGCTATGAGCAGCTGGTGCGCTTTGGCTACACCAAGAATCAGGGCGTGTACCGCCTGCACATCGATGCAACCGGTGAGTGGGAAGGCCTGACTATCCGGGCTTTCTGGCACGTCCCGGACGGCAAAGACCCGGCATCCTCACTGGTGACAGACGGCTCTGTGGCCGTGCCTGCCAGCGTGACCGCACAGCCCGGCAATGGCTGCATCACCTTTGAGGGCTCAGATGGCACCCGCACCGTGACAAGCGCAGACCTGCGCTACCGTGTGGCTGCCAACTCCGGCACGGAGGACGGCACAGAGCCGGAGCCTAGCACACCTGCCTGGCAGGAGCTGGTGGATGCCGTGCACACTGACGCCGCCGCCGCAGAGCAAGCAAAGACCGATGCACAGACGGCAGCGCAGCAGGCTGGGGTATCTGCCAAAGCCGCCCAGACCGCCGCCAGTGAAGCAGCCACCAGTGCTGGCAATGCAGCCCAGAGCGCTCAGGAAGCCGCTGACAGCTTACAGGAGCTGAAGGACGGCATTGCCGCTGGTGACTTCAAAGGCGAGAAAGGCGACAAGGGCGACACTGGCCCCGTCGGCCCGCAGGGCGAGCAGGGCCCTCAAGGCCCCACTGGTGCTACCGGAGCCACCGGACCGCAGGGCGAAACTGGCCCTCGTGGCGAGCAGGGGCCGCGTGGCATTCAGGGCGAGCGCGGCCCGCAGGGTGCGCAGGGGCCGAAAGGAGACACCGGCGACACTGGACCACAGGGGCCACAGGGCCCAGTCGGCCCGGCAGGTGCAGACGGCAAAGATGGCACACAAATTGATGATACCACCGTGGGGCTTGACGCATGGAGCAGCAAGCACATCGTGGATATGCTCTGCCCGCCGCTGGAGGAGACCGGCAACCCGGTGCAGTGCTACCCTGTGACATGCTATCCGCTGGGGGTGACTGCCAGCTGGGAACCTGTACAGGCGGGCAGCGGTGAGCCGAGCCCGGACAACATCCGGCCTATTTCCGGGCGGGATAGCGTGAAGGTGGAGCGGTGCGGGGAGAATCTGCTGGATGTGTCCCGCGTTGTAGAGGTAAGCGCACAGTATGGCTTAACAGTGCAATATGTATCTGGAAAAATTACGATTAGCGGAATATATTCTAATCCATCAGCAACCGCATCTTTTACCTTTATGTCCTTGTCATACAGATTGCCTCCTACGACCGAGTTCATGCTTTTAGGCTTGAAAACCAGTGGATGCAAAACTGATGGAGTCAGATTTACCAATAATAAAGCGCGCAATAGAATTGCTATTGATATAAAAGAATGTACCAATGGCGAAAAAGCTGAAATAAGTTTTTATCTTATCGCGTATGTCGGCACTACCCCGCCCACCACCTACGCCCCATACACCGGCCAAACCACCAACCTCACCCTGCCCCGCACCATCTACGGCGGCACGGTGGATGCTGTGACGGGAGATGGGCAGGAGACGTGGCAAGCCAAGTCCTTTAACGGTACAGAAAATTGGGCACTATATGACGATGGTAGTAGCGCCAAATTTTTTTACACGGCTGACTATACCGTAGATAGCGAACCGCTTGATACTATATGTTCACATTTTAGAAAAGCTGCGTTTACTCGGGGGACAATTATCCGCGTTTATACGAGTGTATTTACCGACTTAGATGCGTATAAAGACTACCTCACCGCCCAGTACGCGGCAGGAACACCTGTCCAAATCGCCTACAAGCTGGCAACTCCAACGCCATTCACCGCAACTGGCGCACAGCCCATCCCCGCTCTGAGCGGCGTGAACACGGTTATAACCGATGCCGATAGCGTGACGGTAACCGGCAGAGCAGACCCCATCAAGCGCATCACTGACCTTGAGGATGCAGTAGCATCAATGACCGACACATAAGGAGGTACATACATATGGCAATTAAATCCAAATCCAGACACGATTTGACCCTGCGCTCCATCAAGCGGGAAATTGCAGCAGGACGCGATGTTGCGTTCTGGCTGGATAAAGCATATATGCACTACGACAACGGACTGCTGACCGCAGATGACATCGCAGAGGTGGAAGCTCTTGCACAAGCGTACTATGATGCGCTGGATGCAGAAGACAAGGCGGACGCTGAAGAAATTACACTGTAAGGAGGATATCATGGCAAGCACTACATACGAGCAGAAACGATTTTGTGAAATCAAGAGATGCGGCAAAATCGACCTTTTTGGTAACGTCCCCGTAATGGTGCGCAACGCGGGACAGCTGCCGCAGCCTTTCTGGCTCGGTGCTGCCTGTGGCGGCGGCTCGTGTAGTGCTGCCCGCTGCGCTGCAAGGACTTGACCGACAGCAGATGACCGCTGCCATCAAAAACGCACCGCTTGGGAGGGTAGACCGTAAGATAGCCTTACTGCGGTACGTTGAGCGGCTTCCGCTGCCGGACATTGCAGCACAGACCCATTACAGCCGGACGGCGGTAGGCTACCGGCTGAAAGGCATTGAAAAAATGCTGGATTTGTGATATACTATTTGTAACGTCCGAAGTAGAGTACACACACTTCGGAGAAACGTGTACAGAGAGCCAGCGGAAGAACGTTTACCCGCTGGCTTTTCTTTTTGCACGATTTGTGGTATAATAACATCAACAAATCCACCCGGCCTCTCGAAGAAGCACAACAGGGTGGATATTTGAAAGGCTACGGCCTTTGTAGAGAGCGGCATTGTCTGCGGGCGGTTCCGCTCTTGATTTTAGACTTTGCCATTTCGGCGGCATAAAAAATCCCCCTGCTTTGTCGAAGCCCTGCGTGCCACGCTGGGTACTTGTAGGCAAAGTGGGGGATTTTTGCTTTATACACACTAGTTTTGTCGAAGCCATTGCCATATATTGGATATTGTGATATTTTAGTATCGCACTCCAATGTGTGCTTCTTTACAGTTAAGCGCTTATGCGGATTTTTCCGTGTGGGCGCTTTTCTTTTACCCTTGCAACTCTTCTACTGATACGTTGCAGGCCGCAGCAATTTTCTTGAGCGTGGTCATCCGGATAGGTTTCCTGGCTTCTGCGTGTTGGATGGTCGCGGTAGACAACCCGGTCTTCTCCGACAACGCACGAATGGTCAGCCCAGCGTTTTCCCGAGCGGCCTTGATTTTTACGAAAGACACCCCGAGTGTCTTGTAATCGGGCGACATATACCCGATTTGGAACATGCCCTGCTGCTGCAACGGCAATGCTTTGAGCGCAAAGCTGTTATCCACGTCCTCAAGGTCTACATCCTTCAGGACGTAAGCGCAGGCGTTGTCAAGCTCCGGGGTCATCTTGTGGAGCTTATGTGCCAGCGTAATTTTCATCATCACGCCACGCACGGGAAATTTCGTAGCGTTGTCAAGGTCTGCCTGATTCATGCGGTCGGAGTTGCAGGCTTCATCCAGCAAGCGGTAGAGCTTTCCGAGATTTTTGATAGTGGTGTTTTCCATATTCGTTGCCTCCGTTTTCTTTTACTATACTGATTATACCACAAAACTGCTACAAGTGATACAGGCATAGTCGCCAGACTTTGCCTTATTTTTTTTTGTTCGTTTTGTAGCAGTTGTATCAGTTTATATTTGTCCTTCGTTTGACGTTCGTTGTCTTTCGCTTTTTGCTGATGCGATACACTAGGAGCACAAGGAGGGATGTTTTATGAGCTATTATCCGACACCCGGAGCGCCCTACGTTCCGCAGCAGCCTGTCAATCCTTACGGCGGCATGGGCACAGTTGGGCTTGCCACTCCCCTGCCGAACACGCAGATGCAACAGGCACAACCGCAGCGTCCACAGCCGATGAATGGGCAGCAGCCTGTTCAGCAGTCGGCGCAAGACGGCGGTTGGCTGCTTGGCAGACCTGTGTCCAGCAGGGAAGAATTTTTGGCAATACCGTCTGACCTGTACGGCAGACCGACCTACTGCCCAGATTTGCGCAGCGGTGTGATCTACTGCAAGCGGCTGAACCCGGACACTTGTGAATCCTATGTACAGGAGTTTTACAGCCCAGAAGCATGGCGGCAGATGCAGGCGCAACAGGCACAGCAGACCGCTGCACCGACACAGCAGTATGTGCCTATTGAGGAGTATAACGCCCTCGTCCACAGGCTGGATGAACTGGAAAAGTGGCAGAAAAGCTTTTCTAAGCCCGCTGCCACAGCAAAGAAAGGAGAATAACAATGTCCTCTCCGTTTGATGTGATTACGCACAGCCCCATCATGCAGCTTGCAAATTTGGCTCGTGCCGGACAGAACCCTATGGGGCTTATCCAGCAGTTGAGCGGGCAAAACGCCCCTATCATGCAGGGCTTGAACCTGATTCAGGGCAAAAACGAAGCACAGCTCCGAACGATGGCGCAGAACCTCGCCAAAGAGCGGGGCATCGACCTGAATCAACTGGCAAGTGCTCTGAACCTGACGCTGCCCCGGTAAAGCATCCCTCTAAGCGAAACGCTTCTCAGTTTTGCGGACTTGATAAAAACCGCTTTTATTTGGCTTCGCCCACCGCACACGGCGGTGGGATGGCATAACGCAAAACTGAAAGGAGTTTTGTTATGGACGATTTTGCAACTGGTTATCTGGCTGGGCAGGACGGCGGCAATAACAACGGCGGATTTTTCGGCAACGAAGGTCTGTGGGCGGTTATCATCCTCGCCATCATCTTCGGCTGGGGTACAAACGGCTACGGTCGAAACGGTGGTGACAACGGCATGAACAGCTACATCCCCTATCTGGTCGGCACTGGCGCAACTGGTCAGGGTGGCGCAGATACTCGCGCGGCGCTGTCTGAGGGCTTCTACCAGCAGGACACTTCCCGTTCTCTGGCTGGCATCCAGAGCGGCATCTGCTCTCTGGGCTATGACCAGCTGGTGCAGATGAACGGCGTGAACGCCAACATCGCAAACGGCTTTGCGGGCGTGAATAGCGCCATCTGTCAGCTCGGCTACCAGAACGCACAGCTCGTGAACGGTCTGGAACGCAGCGTGTCCAACGGCGACAACGCCATCAGCCTCGCCATCATGCAGGAGGGCAACGCACGGCAGGCGGGTCAGACCGCACTTTCCACGCAACTTGCATCTTGCTGCTGCGAGAACAAGCAGCTCATCGGCGACCTGAAGTACACCATTGCACAGCAGGACTGCGCTACACGTCAGGCTATCGCAGACAACGCCCGCGCCATCGTGGACAACTGCAACGCCAATTTCCGCAGCATGATGGACTACTTCACGCAGGATAAGATTGCCACTCTGACCGCTGAGAATCAGAACCTGAAGTTCGCCGCTTCTCAGGATCGTCAGAATGCGCTTCTGACCACTGTGATGTCCCAGCAGACCGATACCATCCTTAATCGGGTCAATCCTCGTCCGATTCCCGCTTATCAGGTGGCAAACCCTAACGTGGGCGTGAACTGCTGCTGCGGCTGCTAACCTACACACTCCCCGATAACACCGGGTGAACCATCGGGGCAGGGGTAAGACACCTCTGCCCCTGATTTTATAGGAGGAAAACACTATGGCTTGCAAAACAAGCTGCAAACTCTGCCCGCACTTGGTCATCAGCCAGGCGGTCACGTTCGCCAACGACACGCTGACTATCAACATCCCTGCCGGGTCTTACGCTGCGGGCGAAAAATATTGTATCGTGGTTGCTCAGAGCTTGCCGGACACGACCACCATCAATGCCCCTGTGGTTATTACCATTGGCGCAGGCACGACCGCATACCCTCTGACCGACTGCAACTGCGCTCAGGCGACCGCTGAGAGCATCCACACCCGCACCCGCTACGCTACCCGTGTAGCAACATCTGCGACCGGCACAGGCACGTTCAAGTATCTTGGCTGCTTCTGCCGCTCACACGCTGGCGCGCCCGCGTCCATTTCTTGAGGAGGTGTAGATTATGGGCAAGAACAATTTTCGCCGCATGATGATGCTCCGTGACCACGACAAAGACCGTGAGCCGGAACGTGACCGCCTTGAGGAAGAGCGTGACCGCAGGGAGCGTGAGATGGAACGCCGTCTGCGCAAGCTGGAAGGCGGCAACGACCGCTATCCCTACTATCCGCAGGAGGAAAACCGCTACATCGACCCCTACCCTATCCCCCGCTACCCTGACGTAGAGTATGGGCGCAAGATGCCGCAAATCGGCTTCTCGCAGAACGGAAACTGGGATAAACGGTCTGGGCAGTACGAACATGGCGGTGCAGACAGCCGCTCCATCAAGATGCCACGCCAGCACCTCACCCACGATGAAGCGGAGGAATGGTGCGACAGCATGGTGAATGCTGACGGCACGAAGGGCTGTCACTGGACGCTGGAACAGACACAGGACGTTGCGAAACAGCGCAATATCACCTGTGACCCGAACGATTTCTGGGCTGTTATGAACATGATGTACTCGGATTATTGTCAGGTCGCAAAGCGTCAGTCCGTTGACACTCCGGGCTTCTACGCTGATATGGCAAAGGCGTTCCTTGAGGACGCAGATGCCGCAGATGGCAAGGCATATCTCTACTGGGATTGCATTGCTGATAAGTAAAACAGAACCCCTGTGCGGTCATTGTGACTACACAGGGGTTTATTGTTATCTCCAAATCATAAAGCACTTATTGTCTACGCAATCTTTAAGGATTTCTTTGAAGTCTTTGAACTTTGCTGGATTTTTTCTACCTGCATATCCGTAAATAATGCTATCGTCATAATTACCTATAACTTTCAAGATTTCCTTGCAAGCACCGTATCGGATTTTTCCATCACAGTCTGATTGATAAAGAAAATCTGCAATTTTGATTGGAAGTTCTTTGCTTTCAACCAATCGTTCCGTTTCGTCATCGTACGATTCAAGAGCGTGTTCTTTTTCGGGAAATGGCATATCGAAAATACTATCAAGCTTTTTATAGTGTTCTCCGACTTCCGAACCAACAAGTTCTGCAACTTTCGTTCTCAACTTGAAAAAGCCGAAATAGCCCACATCCATTTCACGCCCAGTCTTTTTGCATTTGATGGTTACACCCATGTAATTCCTCCTTTATCTCCGATTTTCTGCATGGTGCTTTTGAGATTTGGCGCATTTGCTTCCGACATTTTACGTTTGATGCCAATAATCGCTTGCGTGATTCCAGCTTTGTTTAACTGGTTTACAGACTTACGGAATACAAAATCAATGTTCATATTCGCCTTAATTGTTCCGTCATCTTCGAGATAGCAATTTGGAATCCACACGTTTTGATTGCTTCCATTGATTTTGAAACGTTTTGCTTTGTAGCAACCGTAGTCCTCTCTTATAATCAGCTCAACAGGAATACCCTTGTAATATTGCGTGTCAGTATTGTACTTTTCAGCCAGTTTTGCTTTACGTTTTGCTACCTCTGCGTTTATTTTGGCTTGTTCCTCTTTGCTTCTGTGCTTGCGTGGCTTGTATGTACGCATAATCTCTCCACCCTCATTCCCAAAGCAAACATTTTGATTTTAGATTAAATAAGTCGTGCGGATGGAATACAAGACTTTTGTCAAGTTTCACAATACTAACAACAAAAAACTTGCCGGGAACTTCTCGTTCGATTTTCGCTTTTGCTTCTTCCTTGCTGTTTGCAAACAAGACGAACGGAGTTTGGAAATGTCTGCATTTTTCGTCATCATCGTACTGGATTTTGACCCAATAAAAGTTTTCGCACCCTACTTCTTTCGGTGTTAAGTATTTTTTGACACTTGAGACATCGTAAGTGCAATACCCGATACACTGCGAGTTTCCGTATTTTTCCATAAAATTGTCATTCCCAATACGAGTTGCCAAAACCATGTGAACGTCTTTCCAACCAACACGGTCATCATTGACCGGTTTATCGTCCATAACAATATCGTCAGGGTCTATCACTTTCTTGCCAACCGCCAAATTCCAATTATTTGCAATATAATGTGTCATCTGATACCAGTTATCAAATGTTTTTACTTCTTTCATGGCATCTTCCAAAGAACCACGATGAGGTCTATAAACAATCATACGTCAATCCTCCAAGAAATCCTCCAACTCAATCTTCCCCTCTGCCGCCGCAGCCGCTAGAGCGTATACGAACTGTCCAATCGTCATTCCGTGCCGTCTGGCTTCACGGTTAATGTACTTGCGTTCTTCCTCGCTCATAAGGATAGTAATGCGCTTAGAACGCTTGCCATCGCCACTTGCAACGCCCTGATGCGATTCCGGCATCGGAATTTTTTTCTTTGTCAAGCCAGCTTCAGCCAGTGCGCCGGGAATATTGCCCTGTTCAATCAAACGCTGCACTTCTTTTGCCTGTTTCAGCTTCTTCGGCTTACCTTCGCCTAACACGGCATCACTTGGCCGACTTTCGCTGTCTTTGGCTTGCTTCGGCTTAATACTACTTAATTCCGCTTCACTTGGCTGTGCATGGCTGTCTGTGGCATCCCTAGGCTTAACTTGCTCATGTTCGGCTTTGTTTGGCTTTGTTTGGCTTACTTCTTCTTCCTTTGGCTCACTTCGGCTTAATGTCTGCTCCGAAAAAACAGGCTGGAAGTCAAACCCGCCCAACAAGCCGGATGTTTTTTTGCTGGACTTTTTCACTGTGTGTCACTCCAATCAATAAAATACCCGTTGTACCGAAAAGATTTCGCCGCATTTCCAGCTTCAATCAAAACTTTTCCGGCTTTTATGGCTTCTTCGGAACTTAACGACCCACAATGTCTTTGTGGGACAACATAATAAATCGGATTGTCTATTCCATCTCCTCGGCGGAAAAACA